ACGTCCGAAGAAATCGAAAAGCTATCGATTGGGCTTGAAGAAGGTCTCAAGAAAAATCACGACAAAAAACAAGCTCTCTTACAGTATAAAGCTGAAATCAATCAAAAAATCTCGACCCTCGTCAAAGACTCGAAATTTTATGAACAAAATGATACATGCCCCACATGTTCCCAAGATATTGATTCAGATCTTCGATCGAAGAAATTGTCCACCGCCAAAACTAAGGCAGCAGAGATACAAAAAGCGTTGGACGATGTCTCTGACCAGTCGTCTATTGTGGAATCAACTATTGAACGGCTCAACACCGCAGCTAATGCAATCAGAGAAAAAACCGCACTTGTATCTGGCAACAATAGAGAAATCGTACGGTTGCAAGGACAGATTAAAGGTCTCACCTCTTCCATATCACAAATACGTAGCAATGATGGTGATGTAGCGAAATCAAAAACAGATCTTGAAAATTTAAAAGATTTGAAAGATAATTTACTTGATAAAAAATTATCTTATAAAGATGAATTAAATTATAATATGGTTATGAGCGAAATGCTCAAAGATACTGGAATTAAAACTAAAATTATTAAACAGTATTTGCCTGTTATAAATAAACTCGTTAATCAGTATCTACAGGTTCTCGATTTCTTTGTTCACTTTGATTTAGATGAAGAGTTTAAAGAGACTATTCGATCACGTCATAGAGATGAATTTACATATGATTCGTTTAGTGAAGGTGAAAAACAAAGAATCGACCTTTCATTGCTATTTACATGGAGACATATAGCAAAGATGAAAAACTCTGTGGCTACTAATTTATTGATACTAGATGAAACGTTTGATTCTAGTCTTGATCATGATGGAGTTGAAAACTTGTTGAAAATATTACATACGCTTTCTGATGATACTAACGTATTTGTTATATCTCATAAAGGTGATATACTTGATGGCAAATTTGAATCTAAAATTGAGTTTAAAAAAGAAAAGAATTTTAGTAAGATGGCAGCATGATGGTTTACAAAACGATAAAAATGTGGTATGATAATCTATATTCTAACGGAGCTATATAATGGAATTGAATGAAAATACTCTAAGTGTACTAAAGAATTTTTCTGGTATTAATCCTAATATCATTATTCGACAAGGCACAACAATTAAAACAATTAGTGAGGCACGCAATGTATTTGCTCGTGCTTCTGTAAATGAAGACTTTCCAAAAGATTTTGGTGTCTATGATCTTAACGAATTTATTGGTGTTCTCGGTCTTGTAGATACTCCTCAACTTAAGTTTGAGGATGATTACGTAATTGTGGCAGATTCCACTGGTAGATCTAAAGTCAAATATTTCTATTCAGCTGAAGAAACATTGACTGCCCCAGGCAAGGATGTTACAATGCCTGCCGTAGATGTGACGTTTGAGTTAACTAATGAAACACTTAATAAACTAAAGCGCGCAGCTTCAACTCTTGGACATGGTGAAGTTTCTATCTCAGGAAAAGATGGAGTCTTGAGCCTCTCAGTAGTTGATAGCAAAAACTCAACATCAAATGCTTTCTCGATCGATGTAGATGGTGAGTTTCCATCTGATGCTACATTTAATTTTATTGTAAGCATTAATAATCTAAAAATCCTACCAGGTGATTATACTGTAGGTATTTCGTCTAAACTTATTTCAGAGTTTAAACATAAAGAAATGAACGTTCAATATTGGATTGCACTTGAAAAATCCTCAACATATGGAGTATAATATGGGTTCTAAAGAACTTTACGCACAGCTGCGCGACAATGCAAATAAAGCTAGCCGTAGTACGGTGGCAGTTATCGATGCGATGACACAACGTGGCGCTTTCAAAGGAGAAGAACTCTCCACTATTGGTCAACTTCGTGATCAATGTATTTTCATTATTCAGACTTCTGAGCAAATTGAGCAAGAAGAAGCAATGGAAACTGGAGATGAAGAAAAATAATTTACATTCTTGACTAACTGTGATATAATTTTTGTAATGGAGAATGTAAATGAATGAATTCTTATGGGTTGAAAAATACCGTCCTCAGTCTGTGGCAGAAACAATTTTGCCACAGGCTCTTAAAAATCAACTACAAGCAATAGTTGATAATGGCGAATTGCCAAATATGTTATTTACGGGCACTGCTGGTCTTGGTAAAACCACAGCAGCAATGGCCATGTGTAATCAACTTGGATTAGATTATATCCTAATCAATGCTTCGAAATCTGGTAATATTGATACACTAAGAACTACTCTACAACAATTTGCGAGTACTGTTTCTTTACAAGGTGGATACAAAGTTATTATTCTTGACGAAGCTGATTATCTTAATGCGCAATCTACTCAACCAGCTCTTCGTGGATTTATAGAAGAGTTTAGTAGTAATTGTAGATTTATTCTTACTTGTAATTTTAAAAATCGTATTATTGAACCACTACATTCAAGATGTGCTGTATTTGAATTTAATACAAGTAAAAAAGACTTACAACCTTTATGTGCTGAGTTTATGAAACGGGCTAAAGTTATTTTAGAACGTGAAGGTGTAAATTATGAACAACAAGCGGTCGTAGATCTTATTATGAAGTTTGCTCCAGATTGGAGACGCATCTTAAACGAACTACAAAAATATAGTGTTGTGGGATCTATTACGACAACTGCTTCAAATCATTCTTTTGATGATTTATTTAAATATCTTAAGACTAAAGATTTTAAAAAGATGAGACAATGGGTAGCCAATAATGTAGATACAGATTCGTCTGCTATATTTAGAGGTATATATGATCGTATGTATGATCAACTAAATCCACAATCAATTCCTCAACTCGTTCTCATATTGGCAGATTATCAATATAAGAATGCTTTCGTTGCTGATCATGAATTGAATATTGTTGCATGTTTAACAGAGATTATGGCTAATGTCGAATTCTCGTAGTCCTTTCGATTTTTTACAAGAAATCAACTATGGTAAAAAGAATATCATAGTTGATGATATTAGTGAAGATCAATATAATTCTTTTATGGTTAATCGTGGACTCTCTTATTTTGCTGATACTGTATTGATGGCAAATGAGATGAATCGAAACCACCACCTTGACAATAAGTTACAAAACGATTTTCTTATAAATATAGTTAGAAAAAAGAAACGATTCTCAAAATGGAATAAACCTGAGATCGTAAGTGATGTGGAAGTAGTCAAGGAATATTATGGTTATAATGATGAAAAAGCTAAACAAGCCTTGTCCCTTCTTACAAAAGAGCAACTAAATATATTGAAACAGAAGGTTTATAAAGGTGGAAGAAAATAATATAGTCGAGTGGACACCTGCTTCTATGTTAGAAGTCACACTCAACGAGCCAGATGATTTTCTCAAAGTAAGAGAAACACTAACTCGCATCGGTGTAGCCTCACGTAAAGATAATAAATTATATCAATCTTGTCATATTTTACATAAACAAGGTCGATATTTTATTGTACATTTCAAAGAATTATTTTTACTTGACGGAAAGAAATCCAATTTAGAAGAAAATGATATTGCGCGTAGGAATACGATTGCTCAGCTTATGAGTGATTGGGGTCTTATTAGTATTGAATCACAGAATAATCTACAAGAATTGGCCCCACTTCGTCAAATTAAAATTATTTCTTATAAAGATAAAGACAATTGGAATTTATGCCCTAAATATAATATTGGAAATAAAAATTAATTCTAACCTATGTACTTTTAAAAATTAATAATTATATATAATGTATGGATGCCAATAATGGGTCCATCTACAACCTTACTTAATAGGAGGTCAAATATGACTACTAACTTTAGCTTCCCTCGTGGAGCATTCGTGGGTTTCGACCACATCTTTAACGAACTCGAGCAAATGACATTTGATCATCGGCACGGGAAATATCCACCTCATAACGTAGTAAAAAATACTGAAGACGAGTATCTCATTGAACTTGCTGTTGTCGGATTTAAAGAATCAGACATTGATATTACTATGCATGATGGTATTCTTACTGTTAGAGGTGATAGAGAAAAACGTCGGAATCAAGAACTTTATGTCCACAAGGGCATTAGCGGTCGTAAATTCGAGAGGTCATTTAGGCTCTCTGAATTTGTAGAAGTCACTGGAGCCGATCTGGAAGATGGATTACTTACAATTCATTTGGAGCGAATTCTTCCTGAAGAGAAGCGTCCCCGTAAAATTTCAATTAACGGGGTATTAACAAATGACTCAACTAGTACTGGAAGTAAGCAACTTCTTAACGAAACCGCTTGAAGGTCTTTTCGATTTTCTTCGATCTTGGAACGCATACGTAAAGCGTCAAAGAGAAATCAATGAAACTGTGAAAGAATTATCACGGTTAACTGATGCAGAATTGACAGATATTGGAATTGCCAGAGGCGACATTTATTCAATCGCTAAAGGTGATACTGATATGAAAAGATCAGTAAATCAAAACCTAACGGGGTGGGTGTAATGGATACAGTAATGAAATACACATTCACACCTCTTCAAGGTTTTTGGTCAGGCTTTAATCATTTCTGTGAAATAGCAGGATATAGTAGAGCCGCAGCGCATCTTGCTTCACTTGGTTATTATGAAGAAGCAAAACATTGTATGATGCAAGTAAAATCACTTAGAGGGGAGCGTTAAGCTCCTCTCCTACACACAACACACAGGAGGCCAAAATGGCAAATAACCCTTATCAAATTCGTTACGATGTATTGAATATGGCAAAAGAAATGCTTGACAAACAATACGATATTCAAATGGAAGTTGCTTATAAAGCAATGGACATGTATAAAGACAATGCTGAACAAGCATTAGAAGCTTATAAAAATTATATTCCAAAGGCAATTACACCTGACGAAATTAAAGCACAAGCTGATAAGCTTTATGAATTTGTAACAACAAAAGAAAAATGATGGAAGGGGCTTTATTGCCCCTTTTTCATTTAATATAAATATACATTAATAGCAACAATCAAAGGAAATTACTATGGGATTTAGTTTATCGTCACGAAGCCGTGGAAAACTAGAAGGTGTACATCCAGATATGGTTGCCGTTGTAGAACGTGCAATTGAATACACAAAAGTAGATTTTGGTGTAACATATGGAGTACGGACAATTGAAGAACAAGAGAAGCTTGTTGCTTCGGGACGTTCTCAAACAATGAAATCAAAACATCTTATTCAAGATTCCGGTTATTCACATGCCGTGGATGTAGTAGCATACGATGGATCGGATGTAGTTTGGGAACTTAATGTATACGACGATATTTGTGACGCTTTCAAACAAGCCGCTGAAGAGCTTGGAGTAGCGATCAAGTGGGGCGCCGCTTGGTCTGAAGGAGATATTAGGGACTACCCTGGATCGGCTGAAGATGCTATGAACGCATATATAGATCTTCGTCGAAGCCAAGGTCGGAGGCCTTTTATCGATGGACCACATTTCGAACTTATGTAAAGTATTAGCAATATGTTTTTTGGGCCTGATCCCATTATCATCTAGTGCTCAACAAGCTCAACAAAGATTTGTTGGCGCTATGTGCGGTGATTTAGTTTCACTTGTTCAATGGTTAAATGATGAACAATATACTATGATTATGATGGGTCAGACTTTTACCGAAGGAGTTGCTGACTCATTATGGGTTAAAGTACCTGATGAATTTGTTTATATTAGAGCAGTTAAACGAACTGGTGAAGGTTGTATGATTGCTTCTGGTAAAGTAGCTTATTCATATTTTTTAGACCAAGAACGCATTTAGCGGTTTACATTCCAACGCAATTGTGTTAGAATTATATTATGTCAAACTTTTACACTTCTGTAGTTCGCTACGGTAACTCTATGTTGTACCGTGGCTATGATAACTCTGGCAAAAATGTTTATCGTAAGGATAAGTTTTCGCCAGAGTTTTTTGTTATGTCTGAAAAAGATACAGGTTGGCGATCATTATATGGTCAAAAAGTTGGTCGACTGTCTTTTGATTCTATGAGAGATGCCAAAGGTTGGCTCGAATCAAATAAAGATGTGGCTAATAGATCTGTGTTTGGTAATCCAAATTATATTCATCAATACATCACATCTAAGTTTCCAAAACAAATCGAATTTAAACGTGAGCTTATTAATGTGGCCACGATCGATATCGAAACTGAATACGATGATGGATTTCCACATCCGTCTGAAGCCAATCAACGTGTCTTAGCTATCACTGTAAAATCAAGCAAATCTGATGTGTATTGGGTTTGGGGTTATGGTGATTTCGACACAGATAAAGCTCTTATTCAACCTGTTTTGTATACTAAATGTCATGACGAAGAAGATTTATTTCGTCAATTTCTCAATTGGTGGTCAGATCCTGCTCGTACGCCTGATGTTATCACAGGTTGGAATACTCGATTCTTTGATATTCCGTATCTTATTAATCGTTGTGCCAAAATCCTTGGTCTTAATGATATCAAGCGATTCTCTCCATGGGGTATGGTAGACTATCGTAAAATTACTCGTCGTGGTAAAGAAGAAGATGTATACGATATTAAAGGTATTCAAACACTCGATTACCTCGAATTATTTCAAAAATTTGGTTATACATATGGTCCACAAGAATCATATAAACTTGACCATATTGCTTATGTAGTTCTTGGCGAGAAAAAGCTTTCGTTTGAAGAATCTGGTTCTCTTCGCAATCTTTATAAAGATGATTTCCAAAAGTATATCGACTATAATATGAAAGACGTACAACTTGTTGATCGTCTCGAAGATAAACTTGGTCTTATTACTTTGGCTATGACTATCGCATATAAAGGTGGTGTAAATTATCAAGATACATTTGGTACTACAGCGATATGGGAATCAATCATCTATCGTAAACTTAACTCACAAAAAATTGTACCACCTGCTTTTCCACCTGAAGCACATAAATCAAAATTTGCTGGTGGTTATGTAAAAGATCCTATGGTTGGTGCTCATGATTGGGTTGTATCATTCGATTTAAATTCACTATATCCTAATATTATTGTTCAAAACAATATGTCACCCGAAACTTTGATTAGCCAAAATCAAATTAATAGTGTTGACCATTATTTGAATGGTGGACTTCCAACTGAAAGTAATTACGCAGTAGCAGCTAATGGTTCTACATATCGTAAAGATATTGATGGTGTAATTCCAAGCATTATTGAAGATTACTATGACGAACGTCGATCTATCAAAAATATGATGCTTGCTACTGAGCAACAATATCAAAAAACAAAAGACGAAAGTTTACAAAATGAAATAAATACTCTTGGTAACCAGCAAATGGCGATTAAGATTTTGATGAACTCACTGTATGGTGCATTGGGTAATCAATACTTTAAATATTTTGATTTGCGACTTGCCGAAGGCGTAACTTTATCTGGTCAGCTTGCTATACAATGGGCTGAAAAAGCTATGAATATGACCATGAATCAACTATTAAAAACCGATGCAGACTATGTTATTGCTATTGATACTGATTCTTTGTATGTTAATTTTGGCCCTTTGGTTGGGTTATTAAAACCTAAGAATCCAGTTCAATTTTTAGATAAGATATGTAAAGATCATTTTGAGCCAGCATTAGCCAAAGCATATAAACAATTGTTTAAAAATATGAATGGCCATAAAAATCGTATGGAAATGGGTAGAGAAGTTATTGCTGATCGTGGTATTTGGACAGCAAAGAAACGCTATATTCTAAATGTTCATAATAACGAAGGCGTACAATATGCTGAGCCAAAACTCAAAATTATGGGCATCGAGGCTATTAAATCTTCTACACCTGAAGTAGTACGTGACAAATTTAAAGAAGTCTTTAAGATTATCTTGTCTGGTACAGAGGCCGAAACTCAAAAATATATCGCAGATTTTAGACAACAATTCAATAGTCTGCCTCCAGAGCAAGTAAGTTTTCCAAGATCTATATCTAATATTACGGATTGGATGGAACGTGGTTCATATAAGAAAGGTACACCGATTCATGTTCGTGGTGCTATCTTATATAACAAATACTTAAAACAACATAAGCTTACAAAAAAGTATGAGTCGGTTGTAAATGGTGATCGCCTCAAATTCACGTATCTTAAAGTTCCAAATCCAATTCAAGAAAACGTAATCGCATATCCAGATGTTTTGCCCGAAGAATTCAAGCTACACCGATATGTTGATTATGATTTACAATTCGAAAAGACTTTCATCGAGCCACTTAACTTTATTCTCAATGCGGTTGGGTGGTCAGCCGAAGAACAAGCAACACTAGAAGATTTCTTTGTGTAAAGTATGTACAAAAAATGAAAAATGGAGTATAATAGGCCTATGAGTGAAAATTGGGTAAAAGATATCAATGAAATGCACCAGAAATACGGTGTACATGATTGGTTTGAAAATAATAAAGACAACAAAGATCTTATGAAAAAGTATCTTATGTTTCGTCTTTTGATGTGTAATGAGGAATTACATGAAACAATGCAAGCAATTAATAATGGCGATTCCGAGGAAATCGTTGACGGTCTTATTGACCTTTGTGTTTTTGCTATCGGTACTCTCGACGTTTTTGGTGTGGATGCCAATAAAGCATGGGATGAAATTTATAAAGCAAATATGGCCAAAAAAGCAGGCGTAAAACCTGGTCGACCAAATCGCTTTGGTCTTCCTGATCTATTAAAGCCAGGTGGATGGACACCACCAAATCATGAGGATAATCATGGAGATCTCTCTAACGCTGTTTAAAAGCGTATTTGACAATAAGACACATCGTCGTATGGACTTGGACAATTTTGACCAGTTCAAACAATTGTTATACGATCTCGCTAAAGTGCCTCGTGAATCTAAACAAGAAGCACAACTCATATCTCCTGCCACTTACCAACCCAATACAACTCGAGCTAATGACAATGTAGTTGATTGGGGTGGTTGGTGTGCTATTGATGTTGATGACCACAAGTTTGAAGGAGATCTACAAAATGAGTTGGTTACCTTATATAATAAGTTCAGCTTTATTTGCTATAGTACTGCTAGCAGTCGAGAAGATTATCCTAAGTTTAGGCTTGTGTTCCCACTTACGAAAAGAGTTGAAGCAAATAACATCCGAGCTTTCTGGTACGCCCTCAATACCGAGATCGGTTCAATTGGAGATAAACAGACTAAAGATTATTCACGAATGTATTATATCCCTGGCACGTACAAGTCTGCTTTCAACTTTATTTTTGATCATACTGGTATACCTATAGATCCTGATGTTTTAATGGCTAAACATCCAGCTCCAATTAAAACTGGAAATAATTTTTTTGATAGATTACCTCAAGCAATTCAAGATCAAATTGTAGAACATCGTAAATCAAAACTTGATAACACTAATATTAATTGGTCATCATACCGTGATTGTCCATTCTTTCCTAAAAATCTGGAATCTGAATATCGTTTAATTAATAATACTGGTTGGTATCATAAGATGTATCAGATTATGGTTGCCATTGCTGGCAACGCAGTGAAAAACAATTATCCGATTACATGTCAAGAAATTACAACTCTTTGTAGAGAATTTGATATGGAAACTGGTAATTGGTATGAAAATAGACCAATGGAAAAAGAAGCAGATAGAGCTTTAGAATATGTTTATAAAAATTTCTAAGGAGTTACAATGAAAGATTTAAATTACCATGTGGCTTTAAAAGGCGAGCTCGGTCATAATATTGAAGGTGATTTTTTATCGAGAGAAAAGCCCGAATGGTTTAAAAAGCATCCTACATTAGTTGATGGAACTATTACAAGTC